TCGCTTTATGTTGAGAGTTGTTAGCAAACAGATACTTGGTAAATGCCCCAGAGTTTTTGTCTGCAAATTTACTAGCTGTTACCTCATTAGAGATTTGTTTATCTCGCTTGGTAGCAGTCCATACTTTCACATCTACACTCACTAGCATACTTGATGTAGCTAACGACACAATGTGATCGGGTTTACTCAGTTCAAAGTTCAATGTATTCATCTTCTACTCCTTGTTTTTCTTTCTCTGATAGTGCATCCATTGCTTCAGCGCACCGTTCTAAAAGTTCTTCGTGTGTCCAGTTTTCCGAGTCGCCCACGATAGTCTCGTACACTTGCTCATATAACTTTTTCCACTTAGACTCAATGTTGTTACACTTCACTATTGCTTTCATACTTTCTCCTTCGTGAACCAACCACCTTTGTTACATAGACCTTTGAGATCCGCGAGATCAGTAACCACAACATAGTTTGATTTGTGCATAGGTACTATGGTGTGTTTAGTTTCTCTCGCCACGCCTTCACCGCATGGCATACAATGCTCGTACCCTGCACGCTTACGCTTGATGCTGTAAGTATCTTTACAGCTTTTACATAGCGGTCTAAACCTACCTTTTTTACCCTTCATACTTCCTCCTCAGTTAGTACCGCGAGATGGCGGTAGTTTATGATGCTTTGTGCATGACCCAATGAGCCGTGCTTCCGTGGTTATCAATCCCTGACATCTCCTCAGTATCTGATGCAATAGCACTCATGTAGTGCTTGGCAAAACTCTGTTGAATAAGGGTTCGGTGTTTGTTTGTAGAGGGACTGTTTTTATCCATGTTCATATACCACCGCTCACAGGTATAGTCATACATGACTATAGGAAAGTGATACCCATAGCTGTACACGATATAAAGCGAAGCACCACTATCTACGTTTTCATGGTGCGTGCGAGTAAACATACTTGAAGCATTTTCTTTGATGCGTCTATTGTTACCATAATTTTCAATCGTTCTCGGTACTGTATGAAAGTCATCTCTGTTGATAATATACTCGCCTATATTTTTGATAGCTACTGTCTTCATGAGTAGACTCCCGAACTTATATCTTGTAAACAGCCATACTTGTTAATAAAATAGCCGTACTTTCTCAGGTCTTGCTCAAGAAATACAATGGCGTTGTCACGCTCAAAGTCGTTGTTACACAAGCCAAGATAATTATCGACCTCTCTTTGCAACTTATAGAACAGTTCACTTCTCGGTATTGTCTTCATGAGTAGATCCCCCAATCTCGCAACTGATGTTTGGCGATCCGTGTATCTGCAAAATTAACTAGCCCAGAGTTTTTGTGATGAGTCCATTTTCTGTACTCTTTTTTGACCTCACATGATTTACGTAAGGGTTTGCTTTTTTCAACGTGCTTTTGATAGTCCATTTGTTTATCCTCTTGTTTTGGTTAGTACCGCGAGATGGCGGTAGTCTATCGCTATAGATACTCTCCTACCATCTAATACCCATTATCTCATAACTTTACTTATAGATCTAGCTCTTTCGTATATCAATACTTTACTAATATGAACCCGATTTTAGGGTCTTTTGTTAGGGTTCGTCTTGTAAGCCAGAGAATACGCGGTGTTTGCTTTGGGTTCACGGTTCATAAAAGGCTTAACTTTACTTACGGAACCCGAAGTTTACTAATTGTTGGAAATTTGAAAAAGGTAAAAAGGTCTGAAAGCCTTTAGTTATCTATATATATATAATATATTATTATTATTATTATTCTTTAAGTTTACTATTTTTTTCATGGGTTCATGGGTTCATAGTTTTTTTGGGGTATGGGAATATTTGAGTCTGAAACTTACACTGCGCAAACTGCTCTTGCGACTTTACTAATAACAAAATCTTTGTCCTATGCAAAAAAAGCATGAACCCATGAACTTTCCAGCAACCACGCGGGTTTGCGTATGAACCGAAACATGAACCGTAGTGAACTAAACCATGAACCGAGAAACTTGTAACCTAGAAACTGGCGAAAATAAAAAGTTGACAACCTAAAAAACATAGTTTAAAATCTAGGTTACTAGATTTCATTAAACAAAATCCTAAGACCAGGAAACCAAAAACTGGCGAAAACAAAAAACCTAAATCCTAGAAACTGGCGAAACGAAAATATAAAAGTACCGCGAGATCGCGGTAAAATTGAGACAAAAAAAAGCCCGCGAGTGCGGGCTTAAAGTCTAGCAGGATTTTAGTTAGTGAAGGTTGCAAGCCCTTCATTAGATTTAACCGCTTTAGCATGAGCCACAATATCTTTTTGCGCTTTATCATGGGTTGCCTTGTCGATTTTTTCAGATTTAAAAGCTTTTGCAATTCTTACTGAATGCTTTTGAAGATCATCTAAGAGTGACTGGGCGATTGTCTTTTTAGTCGCTCTCGCGCCTTTTTTCTCACCGCGTTTTTCTGCGTCATCCTCTTTAATAGCTTTGAGCATTTTATTGAATAATACCCTTGCATGATCTCCGCAAGCCTGTCTCGCGCCTTTGGTGGTAGATTTGAGAGTTAGTACGTTATCATAAACATCTAGTCCGTACTTGACTTTCAATTCATCATTACTAGCACAATCAATACCCGTTAATTCGGCAGTCTCGAAAATATCATGGCCGCGTTCTTTAGCTAAAGTACTGTCTTTATAAATTTCCGCGAGAGCCGATCGAACCTTAAAGCCGGCCGCTGGTTGGACTTTCATAAACTGCCCGATCGTTGTACCCTCATATAATTCAGGGTATAGTTTGCCGGCTTGTATTGCGTGGGCTTTCAGATCATTCGCGCTATTGTTCGCGCCTTTAAACTCAATTACTAATTGTGCGTCTTTATTTATAGTAGTCATTGTAATTCCTCTTTTTTAGTTAGTACCGCGAGATGGCGGTAATTGTGTAACTGGATAATTTCTCCAGTCATTAAAAGGTACACGAACAGGCAGTGTATGTAAAGTTATATTTAGTACCTCTGAGAAACTGGCGAATGGGGGCTGTAGCGATAGTGGTTACTAACCTACCCCTCCCCGACCCACCAAATTTTTGGTCTCGACAGAGAGACCTCTTTACACTGGAACTCAGGTAAATAATCCCACGCATTTCCCAAACCCACCCCCTAAGTTTACAAAAGGCTAATCAAAAAAATATTTCGCAAAAATTTGTCAAAACCCAAGGTCGTATGTATACTCCAAGCATAAGCTGCAAATAAATATCAAAGGTGTACAGCGACACATGAATGATAGTAGTCAAAACGTAATTATTCCCTACGTAGAAAATGATATTCCTCTCCCTAAAAATGCTAAAGAAGCATTGCCAGATATGTCTGCTCAAGAAGAACTCACAATGCGAGCACAGACAATAAAACTAGTCAGTGATTTAGCAGATGAAAATATAGAACCTACTACAGAAAACATGGAGCGCGCAGAAGGTTTAGCAAAAGAAATGATGATTAATCCAGAGTTAAAGCCTGAGTTTGGTGAATACCCCAATGAAACGATTGCCTATCTTGCAGGTCTAGTATCACAGACTAGTCACATGGTCGCTAAAGACCTAGCTGATATTAAACTCTCTGTTGTTAATGGACTCCTACAAGAAGCAGCGATGGCTAAGACATCACGAGAAAGAATATCTGCCTGGAGTAAGATAGGTGAGATTGATGGCATCGATGCATTTAAAAGAAAAACAGAGATTACTCACATTACCAAGAGCGGTGATGAGTTAGAAAAAGAACTAAAAGAAACTATAGAATCACTGAAGAGCAAAGTTATTAACGGAGAACACAAAGTAATAAACGATGATTAGTGTTGAGGATCTAGAACTACTACAAAACGCGCTACCAGATATGCCTGAAAGAGAACGGCAGAGAAGTCTGACGCTGTTACAACAGTATCAGAAAGAGGTAACGCAAGAACAAGGCAAAGCAAACTTCCTAGATTTTATCCAGCACGTCTATCCTGATTATAAAATAGGAGCACACCATGCGAGATTGGCTAAGTTGTTTGAAGAAATTGCAGATGGTAAAAGAAAAAGGGTTATTGTTAACATCGCCCCTCGTCACGGGAAGTCAGAACTTATATCATACTTGGCTCCCGCGTGGTTTTTGGGTAAACACCCTGCGAAAAAAATTATCATGGCTTCGCACACTGCAGATCTGGCTGTTAACTTCGGCCGTAGGGTTCGAAATTTGGTTGGTTCTGATCCGTACAAAGATGTTTTCCCGAATGTATCACTTCAAGCAGACAGCAAATCCGCTTCTCGTTGGGGTACTAACTTCAATGGGGAGTATTTTGCAATTGGTGTTGGTGGTGCTTTGGCTGGTAGGGGTGCCGACCTATTCATTATTGACGATCCCCACTCAGAACAAGATGCAAAGCTTGGCAAGTCTGATGTCTTTCTCCCTGCATGGGAATGGTTTCAGTCTGGTCCGTTACAGCGTCTTATGCCTGGCGGTGCTATTATTGTTGTTATGACTCGATGGTCTAAATTAGACCTGACAGGACAGATAGTTAATCAGATGGTAAAGAATGATGACGTAGATGACTGGGAAGTTGTAGAGTTTCCCGCGATTTTAGAAGATAAAGACGGAGAAGAGGTATCATTATGGCCAGAGTTCTGGCCCATAAAGGAACTACAGTCTAGAAGAGCCTCAATTGACATAAGATATTGGAACGCGCAGTATATGCAGAACCCAGTATCGGAAGAAGGGGCACTAATTAAGCGCGAGTGGTGGAATATATGGGAACAAGACGACCCACCCCCCTGTGAATTTATAATAATGACGTTAGATGCGGCGCAGGAAGCCAATAATAGGGCGGATTACAACGCATTAACCACTTGGGGTGTCTTCTATAACGAAGAAGTTAACAACCACAACATTATTTTACTTAATTCGGTTAAACAGCGGCTAGAGTTCCCTGAATTAAAGCAAATGTGCCTAGAAGAGTACCGTGAATGGGAGCCTGATGCGTTCATTGTAGAGAAAAAGTCTAATGGTGCAGCTTTATACCAAGAATTTAGGCGAATGGGCATTCCCGTAGGTGAGTTTACACCGGGTAAAGGACAGGATAAAATAAGCAGGGTCAATGCTGTGTCTGATTTGTTTCACGGAGGGGTCGTTTGGGCACCAGATAGGCGTTGGGCACATGAAGTTATAGAAGAATGTAACGATTTTCCTAGTGGGGCTAACGATGACTTAGTGGACTCCACTACTTTAGCGCTTGCTAGATTTAGGCAGGGCGGATTTATTAGATTACCAAACGATGAAGAAGAAGAGAAGCAGATGTTCAGAGGCCGCGCTCACAAAAGACTATACGCATTATAACTAAGGAAAGACTAATGGCTGATATTGACAAAGGATTATATGAAGCACCTAAAGGGATGGAAGAACTCGGCAAAGAAGAAACTGCCATTGAAATAGAGATTGAAGATCCTGAGTCAGTTAATATTAAAATTGGTGATATGGAGATTAACATTGATCCAGACCAAATGCCCGAAGATGAGTTCTCTGCTAACCTTGCAGAAGAATGTTCAGAACAATATCTAGCAGAACTTTCCTCAGATTTACTTAGTGATTTTTCTAACGACATTAACTCAAGAAAAGACTGGCTAGAAACTTATGTTGATGGTCTTGAATTGTTAGGTCTTAAAATAGAACAAAGAAGTGAGCCTTGGGAAGGGGCTTGCGCTGTATATCACCCACTCTTATCTGAAGCACTCGTTAAGTTCCAAGCAGAAACTATGATGGAGACGTTCCCTGCAGCGGGGCCTGTTAAGACTTCTATTATTGGTAAAGAAACACCAGAGTGTCTTGAAGCCGCAGCCCGTGTACAAGAGAATATGAACTATCAGCTTATGGATAAGATGCCTGAGTATCGCCCAGAGCATGAAAGAATGTTATGGGGCCTTGGTCTCGCAGGTAATGCGTTTAAGAAAGTTTATTATGATCCAGCACTAGAACGTCAAGTGTCTGTGTTTGTTACAGCTGAAGATATGGTTGTGCCTTATGGTGCATCTAACTTAGAAACAGCAGAGCGTATTACTCACGTAATGCGTAAGACCAAGCAAGAATTACATAGATTACAACAGATGAATTTTTATCGTGATATTGAGCTAGGTGATCCTGGCTACGATCTAGATGAAGTAGAGAAAAAGATTGCTGAACAAATGGGTTTCGATGCGACTAATGATGATCGCTACAAGATTCTAGAAATGAATGTTGATCTTGATCTGGAAGGATATGAAGATGAAGACGATGGTGAGAAGACAGGGATAGCTCTACCTTATGTTGTAACAATAGACAAAGGTACAACTGAGATTCTAGCTATTCGCCGTAACTGGAAACAAGAAGATAATTTAAAAACACGTAGACAACACTTTGTTCACTATGGGTATATACCCGGATTTGGTTTCTACTGTTTTGGTTTAATACATCTTGTTGGGGGGTTTGCTAAATCAGGGACTATGCTTCTTCGTCAACTTGTCGATGCTGGTACACTCTCTAACCTGCCCGGCGGATTTAAAGCTAGGGGACTTAGGATTAAAGGAGATGATACTCCTATAGGTCCAGCAGAATGGCGAGACGTTGATGCGCCTTCAGGAACTATTCGTGATAACTTAATGCCCCTTCCTTATAAAGAGCCAAGCCAAGTTCTTTCAACATTAATGGATAAGATTGTTAGTGAGGGGCGAAGGTTCGCTAGTGCTTCTGATATGAAAGTATCCGATATGTCAGCTAACTCTCCTGTAGGTTCAACACTTGCTATCTTAGAAAGAACACTCAAAGTAATGTCTGCGGTTAATGCACGTATTTATTACTCAATGAAAAAAGAGTTCTCATTACTTAAAGATATTATTCGTGATTACACAGACCCAGATTATCAGTATGATCCTTCGACAGGCACACCCGGTGCTAAACAAGAAGACTATAATAAAGTTAACTTAATACCCGTTGCTGATCCGAATGCTGCAACAATGGCGCAGAAAGTAGTACAGTACCAAGCGGTTATGCAGCTTGCACAATCTAACCCTGACATCTACGACTTACCTGTACTTAACCGCCAGATGCTAGAAGTGTTAGGCGTTAAAAATATAGATAAGCTTATACCTGATAAAGAAGATGTAAAAGAAGCAAACCCTGTTACAGAGAATATGAATATTATTAATGGCAAACCCGTTAAAGCATTTATATACCAAGATCAGGAAGCTCACATTACTACACACATGGCATTTATACAGGACCCTAAGATTCGTGAGATGATAGGACAGAGTACTAAAGCCAATGCAGTTATTGCAGCAATGGAAGCTCATATCGCAGAACATATAGCCTTTGAATATCGTAAACAAATAGAAGAACAACTTGGTGTTCCACTCCCAGCTCCTGATGAAGTATTACCAGAAGATGTAGAAGTAGAACTATCTCGTCTCGTAGCGCGAGCTGGAGAGCAACTGCTTCAGAAAGACCAAGCAGAAGTTCAACAGGAACAAGCACAGCAGCAACAACAAGATCCGTTGATTCAAATGCAACAAGCAGAGCTTCAGATCAAACAACAAGAAGCGCAAGTTAAAGCCCAGAAAACTATGGCAGATATTGAACTTGATAAAGCTAAGTTACAGTTTGATAAATACAAAATGGAGTCTGGATTTGAACGAGACTTAATGTTAGAGAAAGCAAGAATAGATTCTCAAGAGTCAATAGCGGGCGCTAAAATTGGTGCTGAAGCTCAAATGGAGCAAGCAAATAATAAGGCTAAAGCAGTACTAAAAAGTGCTGAGTTAGGTGCTCAAGGTTTAAGTAAAGAGCTTGATATGCAGCTACGTGCGGAAGAAGACAGATTACGCAACGAAACTAAAGTAGAAGATACAGAGATTCAACAAGATGAGTAATTAATTTAAAAACCAACTAGAGGAAAGCAAAATGAAAGAAACGCTAATGTTACTATCAGCGCAGATTGAAGAACGGCGAAAGGTAATCCAAGAAGATCTTAGTGCAGGAACGGCTAAAGATTTTGGTGGCTATCAACACGCCTGCGGAGAAGTCCGTGGGTATCTCATGGTTCAAAGTTACATATCTGAACTACTTAGAAGTAATCAAGAACAGGATGAAGATTTTGAATCTAATCCTACTGACTCAGTGGTGGGCAAATGAATACAATAGCTACAGGCGAAAAAACCCTAGTGTCTCCTGGAGGCGCTCCAATTAAATCTAAAGCTAAAGCAAAAAAAGATGCTGCTGTTGCAAAAGAAAAAGCAGTAGATAACTTAGCTAAACAGTTACCTGAAGTTAGGGGCTACCGCATTTTATGTGCTGTTCCTGAAGTTGAGGATGCTTATGAAAGCGGAATACTAAAAGCTGATGGGGCTAAGAAAATTGAAGAACACTCTACTGTTGTTCTATTTGTTATGGCTCTAGGCGATTTAGCTTATAAAGACAAAGATAGGTTTCCTTCTGGTCCTTGGTGTAAAGAAGGCGACTTTGTAATTACTCGTGCTTATACAGGAACACGCATAAAGATTCACGGTAAAGAGTTTCGTATTATTAATGACGATACTGTGGAAGCTGTTGTTAGTGATCCTCGTGGATATGCGAGAGCATAATTTTGTCTGGCTGGAAAAGCGCGAAACAACGAAAGGCTTACTATAAAGCTAATCGAGAAAAGGCATATAACTGGAGAAAGTCTTGGAAAGAGGCTAATTCAGAAAAGGTATTAGAGAGTCATAAAATCTATTATCACAAACATGCTGAACAAGAACGAATACGTGTAAGTATTTGGAGAAAAGCTAATCCAGAAAAAGTAAATGCTTATAAAGCAACAAGAAAGGCAGCGCAAAAGAAAGTAAATGATATTCATACGTCTGATGATAGGTGGGTATTAGAAGAAATGTACTCTTTAGCTAAATTACGCGAAGAGATGTTTGAGTTCAAGTGGCACGTAGATCATATCGTACCACTAAGCAAAGGAGGCAGACATTGCCTCACAAACCTTCAGGTAGTTCCAGAGTATTGGAATTTATCTAAAGGCAATCGAAACACCGATCTATTTATCGGTGCATTAAATGGAGAGCAAGATGACAAAGATAGTCAATGAAATACCTGATGCGTTAGAGATGGAGGGCGAAGAAGTAGAAGTACAATTAGAAAGCAAAGACACTACGCCCGAAAAATCTACTGCGGATGTCGAGCGAGTTGTACAAGAGAAACCACGTAAAGCTGAATCTGATATTGAAATTGAAGAAGAGGACGATACGCCTGTTGAAGACAGAGGTAAAGACCCCCTTCCCGATGAAATTGTTGATGAGCTAGAAAAAGATAATCTAGATGATTATTCTGAACGTGTTAAACAACGTATGGCACAACTTAAAAAAGTTTATCACGATGAAAGACGTGCTAAAGAAGCTGCAGATAGAGAAAGAGAAGAGGCTATTCGTTTTGCAAGAACTATTGCAGAAGAAAATAAAACTTTAAAATCTACTCTTAGTAGTGGTGAAGAAGACTATTTAAAATCTATAGCTGAATCAAATCAAAAAGAACTCGATCTAGCTAAACGAGACTATCGTGAGGCTTATGAATCTGGGGAAACAGATAAAATTGTTGAAGCTCAATCTAAAATGACTGAGGCGCAATATAAATTATCTGCTAGTGCTGAAAGAAAACCACGATTTAAAGCTGTACAACAGCCTGAGAATAGTGTAGATTTTCAACAAAATACTCCTCAAGCTAAAGCTCCAAAACTAGATGATAGACAAAGGGCTTGGCAAGAGGAAAACCCTTGGTTTGGTAAAGACACAGAAATGACAAGTCTTGCTTTGGGTATACATGAAAAACTCGTCAAAAATGGGGTTGACCCCGTTCGAGACGCCGATAGGTATTACCGTAGTATCAATGATACTATGCAAAAGCGATTCCCCGAAAACTTTGGGGATAATTCGTTGGAAGAGGTTAAACCTGCCCAACGCAAACCTTCGAATGTTGTTGCACCGGCTACGCGCAGTACCGCGCCTAAAAAAGTACGACTAACTAAAACTCAAGTAGCTTTGGCTAAAAAGTTTAAGTTGACACCGGAACAATATGCACGAGAAATGATAAAAGCGGAGAACGCAAATGGATAAAGTTACAGTAAAAAGAACTGATCGGGAAGTTGATGTAAGAGAAGACCCTAAAAAAGAACGTATATGGAAACCTGCGGCATTATTACCTGAGTTTACTCAGAAGCCAGGGTGGGTATATCGTTGGGTTAGAGTCTCCTTATTAAATGAACCGGATAACATGAACGTCTCTGCGAAAATGCGTGAGGGCTGGGAACCTGTATTACATTCAGAGCACCCAGAACTTATAACGGGTAATCAACCTCAAGGACAATACAAAGAAAATATTGAAATTGGTGGTTTATTACTATGTAAGGCCCCCAAAGAACTAATGGAACAGCGTCAGGCTTACATTGATAAGAAAACTCAAAGCCAGACAGACGCAGTCGATGCAGCATTTATGAATCAAAGTGATCCAAGAATGCCTAAGTTTGCTGAAGGTTCTGAAAGCTTCGGAAAGGGTCGAAAATAAACCTTTTAATGGAGAAAAAAGATGGCAACTACAGCTAGTCCTTATGGACTTAAAGCCGTAAACCACATTGGTGGTACGCCTTACGCGGGTTCTACTCGCTTACTACCCATTGCTAACGGATATA